CAATACTCTGAATAGCAAATCACCAGTAACACTAGTTCGCAAATTACCAATATGTGCTCTGTCATATACCGTGGGGCCACAAAAATACATACCAATATTATTTTTATCTATTGGTGTAAAATTATCTACAGTTTTGGTTAATGTATTATATAAACGTATCATATCACTCTCTGGTTAAAATTATATACACACCTATCAAGACCAATTGCTACTTCCAAAACTAATAAATCTTTTTCAACTAAGCCTTTTTTGGTTTGAAATTTAGCTTTTGCGGGAAAATCTTTTCTCTTACTGATAGAGCAAACCTCCATCCATTTATCTCCGTTATCAACTTCAATATCCATAGTAATAAGACTGTAATCTGGTAGTCTGTCTGATGGAATTATTCTTGTTGGTAACCCAATTGTTTCTGCAATCATGCGTCTTACTGGTTCCAAAATATTTGAATGATAATCATTTTCTGTTTCAGTAGTATAAATGCACTGAAATTCCTGTTGGTAAAATTCTTTCAATCGCATATGTTTGGAAGGTTGTTCTTGCTCACGTCTAAAACTCTTACCAGATTGCCATACCACAAACGGCGGTTTAACACCAGAATGGCTGTTCAACAAATGTTCTGCATACACATATGAACTTGGTGTTGTTTCTGGCCTAAGAGTAAGCGGAGTTTCTGTTTCTAAAACCGCTTGTTGCCAAACATCCAAATTGGTATAATTTTGATTAATTTTTGCATTAGGAGTAAGTAATGGTGCTTCAATTTCATAAAATTGCCAAGCCGGGTTCATTTCAAACAAAGCGTTTTTAACAGATAATTTATAATAATCAATAAAAAATCGCCTAAGTAATATACTGCGTTCGTCCCAAAACATTAATCCATTAACATCAAAAAGTGGTAACATGATTTATTCCTTGACTTTTAATTGGTTGTGATCAGTAGTAATGCGTATTCCGCCATATACCTTAAATTTACATTCTTCAAATGTTTCACCAGAATCCAAACATAATTTCATTAGTTCTATTCTATGTTGCCTATTACCATCTGCATTAAATGCAGCCAAAAACATTAAACTCACAATAGGTACAAGTACCATTGTGGCAAGCACAATTGCCAACCCCAAATTATTAGTTCCAGATAACAGATGTGTATCTATAAATTCTTTGAATTTATCTTTCATTGTGGCTATCCTGCATTTCCAATATGGCTAAGCCTAGCATATATTATATGCCGGGCTCAGTCAACTGTTTTTAAGTTAATAATGTATTATTCTCTGTTGCCCAATAAATTTAATAGAAACATGAACAAATTAATAAAGTTCAAATACAAGCTCAAAGCACCCATAATTGAAAGTTTTTCAGTAGTATTGCCGGTTAAATACAATTGTTGTAGATTTTGCGTATCATACGCGGTTAAGCCAGCAAAAATCAACACACCAATAATGTTTACCGCAAAAGCTAGTGCAGAACTTGCTATAAAAATATTAGCTATCATTGCTACTAATAGCCCAATTAAACCCATTAATAGGAAAGTACCCATTGCACTAAGATTACGCTTTGTGGTAATACCATAAATGCTTAATCCAGCAAATGCACTTACTGTAATTAGAAAAGTAGTAGCAATACTAATACCAGTAAAAGTTAAAAATATGGTTGATAAACTAATACCCATTAAAGCACTGTATGCAAAAAACATTAATCGCAGTGTATTAGCACTAAACTTTTCCATACCAAAGCTCATAACTAATACCATAACTAGCGGAGCAAACATGAATACAAATGCTTGTGGTCCGCCCAAAAATAATGCAGTAAGAGCAGGTACCGCACTTACTCCATAAGCAGTTAATGCGGTAATACCAAGACCGGATGCCATGAAGGAATATATTCCTGTCATGTATTCACGAAGGCCTTGATCTATTTGTGATGATGTTGTAGAAGCAGTATATTGCATTTTTTCTCCTTATCTAAAAAGACTTATGTATAAATATATAACATCCGTTGCCCAAATACAAGAGTATTAATATGAAATTATATGAATTATTAAACGTACCTCAAGAGCAAAAAAATAAAATAAAGTATTTTGAAGAAAATATTGTATCCGAAAAAAATGATTTTTTGTCAGAATGGTTCAAGGGCTTCAATCTTTATGAAAAATTTGAAGACCCAATTATAGAAAATATAATACAACCATATAAAATTTATCATGATTCTAAAAAATATATGTGTATATTACATTTTGTTATTAATACGAAAGGACCAACCCTAACATTAGAATCGCCAACAAAACCCATTGATTACAAATTAAAAGAAGAATCCAGATATTCACATTTATTTTTTAATAATAAACAGGAAATTAAAGATTTAATTTTACAGTTAAAGTTAACTTTATCACATAACTACATAATAGATATTAATGTTAACACTGATCAACTCAATGAAAATATTAAATCAGAAAAAAATGAATTTTTATATGTTGATAATCCCGGAGGAGAATGGTTAGAATATCAACGTGAAAGAGCAGCTAAATCGCGATTTGGTGGCGGCACCTTAACCGCAAATATAGGCATAAGTAAAAAAGTTGATATTAAAGTAAAATACATTTCTGGACTAAATGGAGTCAATGGTGAGGAAGCATTTAGGTCCGGTGGAATAAAATATTGGGATTTGAAAAAAAGTATAGAAGAAAACGGTTGGCAACCCGATCCCATAATGATTTGGGTTGATTATTTGGGTATAGCCAAAGTAGCTGAGGGTAATCACAGAATTTTTATGGCCAATAAATTGGGTGTTGAATGGATACCAGGAGACATAAGATATTTTGCGGGCGGAGAAGAGCAGCCAGGAAAATTCTACCCGCCTGCTCTTTTTAGATTAAATGTTATTAGACCAAGAGCTCCCGTTCCCCAGCCTGTTATACAATTTGAACAGTAGGAAGACGCTTTTCAACCACTTCGTCAATCTGTTCCTTAATGCCCTTTACACAGTTGCGAACAACGGTAACATTCCAGCCACGTTCAACAAAGCCCCTAGCGGCCTGCTCAACACAAACATCGGAACAAACACCAACAAGTTCAACGTCGGTAACACCGTCTGTTACCTTAATCGCATTAAGAAGGTTATCTCGCATAAAAACCAAATTCATATAGCCATGCATGTCTCTGACCTTCAGATCATCTTCATGCCACATATCAAATACACCCTTTTGGAGAGTATACATTCTAATTTTCGGTGACAAATATTCAAGTGGGTTAACGGCCAATTCCCAGCCATCGGAACCATAGATGCAATGCGGCGGGAACATTTTACCTTCTTCTGAATTATCATATGCAGGCTGAGTATGTGTATCATATGTGAACAATACCCCCGCTACTTCATCGGGATCTAATCCAGCCAAATAAGCGTTGATATTTTCAATTACTGCATCAGCGCCGGGCACAGTCAAAAGACCATCGGGCTGCATAAAATCGTTTTGAGCATCTACCACTACTACAAGTTTCTTAGTCATTTCTTTCTCCTTTCAATATCCACAAAAGTGTGACATTATGTTAATGGTGCGAGCAGTTCTTCGGGATAGTTGTCTAAAACCAAATCCCAATTTACTGAAGGCACCCACTGTTTCCACTTATCATTTCTAAGCTCAATAAGTGTTCTTAGTTCACTGGCCGACGGAATGTCGTTGGTTCCTCGGTCTACCATATGAAGTGTTGGATTTTTAGTAACCAAATCCAACACAAAATGGTCGGTATACCAAGCAGCGTCGCTAATACTACCAGTAAAATAATCTGTTGGTTTACGCATACCAAGCTTTTCAAGTTTAGATAAAATATAGTTTACCCAATCACTTTTTGAAGCAGCTTGGATATCAACAAGGGGGACAATCTTTACTCTATCACCATAAACGTTTCGAACCATTTGCATTCTAACATCAGGTGTGAACGGATCCCAGCGGTCTGGTTTCTTATTTGTGCTGCCAAGACCCAAAATAACCATTTCACATTCTTGAATCATTTTGTTAATAATCATGCAGTGACCAGAATGCATTGGTTGAATTCTCATCACAGCTAAACCAACTTTACTATTCATTTATGCCTCCAACTTGCTCACTGAGTAATGGCAATCAAAAGTTTCAAGAAAATCATATCTCTTATCCAATTCCAAAGGATGATCCAAGTTAAATGGGTTCTTACGTTTGAACCAAGTAGCTTTTATCCTTCCGGTAACCAAATCAAAAACTGTATTTTCTCGCGTTCCTTCCATTATTTTAAGACTATTTTTCAATTTGTCAAATCCATAACAACGTAAATTATCCCTGTCATGTAATTTCTGCAATTCACTCAACATAATGTCAAGTTCTAAGTAACTAAAGCCAAACTGACTTTCATCACCAGCAGCAATACCAAGTCCGTCGGTTGGGTTGGCGCGCCAAATTTCTTCAGGAACACCATTTAATTTTGCCAACATGGGCACTTCCCAACTCTTATACAAACTTTGAATTGGGCTTAAATCGCCAACGTCGCCGTGTAACGTCCAAAATCCCGAAGCAAGTTCAGAAAAATTGTCGGTTGATGCTACTAACCCGCGCAACTTTGCAGCAAGGTTGTATAGGGTAACCATACGCAACCTAGCGCGAATATTGCCGCGGCGAACCAATACAGCATAATCGGTGTTTTCATCGTCACCCAATTCAGAATCAATGTTATATAGACCCCAATTCATTTCGTTGTACAATTTGCTTAACTCAACATTATAGCCAATTCCGCCCAAACTATCAATAGCTAACTGGCCCAGCGAAGTTTCTTTTGGGTTTTGATAAATTGGCATAGTTACACCATGCACCACCCAACCCGCATTTTTAAATAATGCGGCAGTAAGAGCACTGTCAACGCCGCCGCTCATGCCTATCACCACATTTTTAACATTGAATGTTGTTGAATATTTGCGTAAAAATTGAATAATTGTTTGATTTACACGAATTAAATCGCCTTCGTTTAGAAACTTAGCCCCCAAACTTGTATCTAATCGTTCATTAAACCATTCACTAAGTTCGCCAATTTTGTTTTGTCTTGAAATTTCAAGTATTTGTTCTTTTAAATTTTTCATATCTAACTCCTCATTGATATTTTAATGTTATCCCTCACCATTATGATGGGGCAGTCTTCTATTAAATACTAGTAGCTTTATACTTCCGCCACCTTATTATAAGTTGGTTGGGCGCCGAACACTCGAGCGTATCTTGCTATTTCATTTGCGGGACCCATGGCCTTTGCCAAATTATCCGAAAGTTTAACAGTTGGGCGCCCATTGGCTTCAACTACCTTACATACCAAGCTAATTGGTTTAATGTAGTCATCTTCCTTGCCCGGAACACAGCCAATAAAATCATTGGTTGCCTTTGTGCCCCATCCCATACCAACCATATAATCATTTTCAAATGAAGCTTGAATTACTGCAATATCATCTGTACTACCAGTATTAACATCAAGTCCATCTGAATGAATGATAAGATGATTTTTGGGATCTTCACCTACACTCTTATACCATTCGATAAGTTCGCAGGCTCCTTCAAAATTATCCTTACTATCTAGTCTAAACCCGCGCCAACTTTTAATCCAATCGGGTGCATTGTGCAGAAACGCTGAAGTACCAAAAGTATCTGGTAGAATTACCAACATATTGCCGTCATACATTTCCCGCCAATCTTCAAGAACACGGTATGGAGAAGTTAGCAGTTCTTCATCCGAATTCGCAAGAGCGGCATATACCATTGGTAGTTCATGAGCATTGGTACCAATTGGTTCCAAATCGTGCTTCATAGCCAACAGCATATTTGAAGTACCAAGAAATGATTTTTCAAGCCCTTCTTTTAACGCCATAACCACCCATTCCTGCCAAAGAAAATCAAAGCGCCGGCGTGTACCAAAATCAGCTAAACAAAGTTTGGGGAATTGCTTAAGTGTTTCAATCTTATCCCAAAGCTTGCTTTTGGCACGAGCAAACATTACATCCATTTGAAATAAGCTCAAACCACGCATAAGAGCACGGTTGCGAAGAGTATTTACAACTTCAAGAGCATAAATTTCCCACATGGTTACTTCGGGCCACGTTCCTGAAAATGTAATATCATACTGTCCATCATCTGTTTTGTTAACAGTAAAATCCGGAAGATGAAATTCATTTTCAAGCCAATCAACAAACTCGGGTTCAAAAATATTCTTTCTGCCATAGAATGCGTTGCCACGGATCCAAGTAATTTCACCGCGAGTGAAACGTAGTGATCGAACGTGATTTAACTGTTCAACAATATCATGATAATTGATGATTTCAGCAAGCTTAACATCACTTGTTCTGTTTTTGATTGAAAAGGTTACTTTTACGTTGCGGTGCTTTTTCCAAATAAGCTGAAGCATGGCCAGCTTGTAAAAATCGGTATCAAGCAAACTGCGCACGATTGGATCCAAATGATACTGATGATCAACGGCTCTCTTTGCGAAATTAGTGTTCATTATAAATTACCTCACGTTAATGGGTCGTTACGTATGCGGAGCAGTGACAGTTACATCCTGCACTCTTCATATACTATATTTATATGAATCGGATAAAAGGTCAAGAAAAAGATTGACAAAAATGAAAAATAATTTATCATGATAAAAAGGAGTAGATCATGATTTTACGAAAAAATCAATATTATAAAGGTGATTTTAAAACTGGTTGGATAATTCAATCATACCCATATAAATTAATCTATGATAACAACTCTTTAGAATTGTTTAATACAGCCACTAGAAAATTTAATGCCATTTATGCAGCAATGATAGAAGAAAGATTTGGCGACAATATTGGGAATAGACCATTACTTAGTTTAAATAATGTACCAAAAAATAAAATAAGATTTTATTTTAAATCAAAAGAACAATTTGAAATATTTAAGGAAATTTTGTTGATAATGAAATTAACAAAGTAATTTAAGCCAAGTAATGGTTGCTTTATCCAAAACACACGCTATTATCTGCCTATCACGATCATATATGCCATTTTTCGCCACAATATAAAATAATTCCGTTTGCTTTTTTAAAAAATCTTCTGTTAAAACTCTTGTATCCGCATTTTCATGCAAATTTTCAAATGAAAATGAAAAATAAGTAGTGTTGATATGTCGTATTTGCATAATATTAGGGTTATTTCACATGTTTCTTATATTCATCTTGGCCTACCAATGCCTTGAATTTGAGAAGGATTATATGTTCTACTACCAAGAGTAACATTATTGCTTTGATTACCGCCAATATAAAAAATTTTGTTTGTTGCGGGGTCATATCTATCAACGATGGCCACATGTCCACTGCCGCCCGATCTGCTAAACACGACCACGTCGCCTGGTTGAAGTGCGGATGGATTATTCTTATCTAACTGTTGACCATAATTATTATAGTCGGCTGCGCGCAAAGTTCTTCTATAATCTGAACAACTTCTCTTTAAAACACTACCAACAAATCCCGCACACCAATGAACCGAATCTGAATTTTGTGGAATCCCAACGTCTTTATATAACTGCATAATATTTTGATTATTACCACCTTCTCGCCAAGCGCCGCCTTCGGCTTCTCGCAACCGTTGCTTTGCACTCTCGTAAACGCGCTGGCCTGCCGGAACAGAAGTATCGGGTTGGTCTTCACAATCATCCCATTTTACGTCTGATTGGGTAGCCGGCGGGTCTTCATTTTCACCAATTTCTGGGTTTAAATTTGAATCAGAAGGAATAGACCCGTCCGGATTGCGATATTTATTCCTATTTGCTGAATTAGCAGCAAGTCCTTCTCTTTCACTATTACTCATTGGCCGTGGCGGATCAAACTTGCCATTTGAGAATAGATTACTTGGCGCTACCGAAACTTTCCCTCCAATAAACACATCGTTGCTTCCGGTCATAACTTTTGACCCGCAAGCTACAGGGTCACCTATTCTACCCTGTCTAAGACTATTGGTAAAAACAGACGGACTGCCGTCAGCCAAAAAACTTTTATGGATTTTGGGTCTTCGGTGAACTGGCCAACTGTCACTTTGCCGGTGCGCTGGTCTATTATTAAAAAATGTATCAGGGCTACCTTGATTATTTGGCCTAGGGCTTCCCTTACGGTGGCCAGTACATATATCAGCTAATCGAGCGGCACCTTTTGCCATTAGAAAATCCCCATACGTCCAATATCAACATTTTTAGATATGGCGCCGACCGCAGCAGGAACCGCTACTTGTTCAATAAGTGCTTTCAAACAGTCATCCAATTCACCAAAAATTGAAGCAAGAGCTTGGTCAATCAAATCCTGAAAGAATTGAACTATCTTTTTAATTTCATCCATTATTTTACTGAATATTTCACGCATTAATGCCATTGCTTGCCCAATCAATGCTGCTATTTGATTAACAATTAATTCAACTATTTCAGCCAATACTTGCGTAATAGTATCTATTAATGCTAGTATAGTTCCGATAACCGCAGCAATAGCAGCCATAACCGCTTGAATTAACCCCAAAACGGTACCAATAGCTTGAGCAAATGCACCGCAAATGCCACCCAATGTGCTTAAATAGTCCAATAACCCATTCCTCGCACTTATCGCAGATAAGATCCCCAAAAGACCAGCTATTAGATCAGTTGTATGTCCCTTTAATCCTTTAACTGTTCCTGGCATAGCGCCGCCGGTAACTTCTTCAATTTGGCAACCGTAGTATTGTATGGTAGCATTAGTTTGAACCGTACCTTCTATACCGGTAACAGCGTATCCGGCCGATACATCCGAACAACGCCAAATTACTTCATCACTTAATAATTGTCGCATGGGCGGAACAGCTGATGCTCTAATTTCAACATATTCAAAGGGAAAAATATTAGCAGAAACAATTGGCGTTGATGTAACATAAAAATCATTGGGATCCGTAATAGTCCAACCAGACAAATTTGCAATAAACGGCGGTATTTGATTATAAGTAAGGGCATTATTAGAATCCAACAAATCATTACCTATAAAATCAAATACTTGTTGTTGATTAGGACTTAAATCTGCATATGCGGAGGTTAATTGAAAAGCGGTTATTCTAGCTTTTAAGTCTTCTATTAATTGCAATAATTGAGATATTAATCCGGGTTTAACTTCATATTTTGTAAAAACTATTCTATTTTCATACTCAATTGATGCCGATGCATTAACACAGAAATTTAATACATCGTTGTTGATAAAAGTAATGGCACTTACTATATTCAATACTGGCTGTTCTACTTGATAAAACCCTATGCCATAAGTTCCGTTGTTAAGTGGTGTTAAATCAGCAAATCCCCTGGCGGTAGCAAATGCACTGATTATGGCTGTATCTGCACTAACCACTCCTTCAAATAATTCCGGATATTGAATAATAACACCATTATCTAACCAATGAGCATCATTTTCATATACGGGACAAGAAGTGGTTGGTATTCTGAGAACAGATGGCTTACGAAAAGCTCTTAATAAATTATCTAAACGTCTATCAACATTTCCGGAAGTAAGAACAGATTCAATTATTGGCATTTATATTCCTTAATTAGTGATCACAGTCTTTATGTATCTCTGGTAATTGGTACCCATCGGGCACGGTTAAATTACCTTCTTCATCGTATTTAGCTTCCATTAAAACCGAATTTCCCCATTGATCTATAAAAAATTCAGTTTGTAGAGGATTTCCGTTAGAATCAACTTCAGAATTTAACCATATTGAATAAGTATATCCGGGTCGTTCGATTTCACCACTCTTACTAGTGGATAACATGATATGTTTGTCGGATGATATAGAAATATTTTCATTTGAAACAATTTTAATTGGTTTGTGAAATTCAATTACCCCCGTGGTCAAATTAATTGAACATAAATCAGCAAGCTTGATAATATCCGATGAAGGATTTTTAATTATTATCGCATCATCGGATATTTTTATGTTCGTGGGTTTTTTACTAAATAAACCAATTATTTCTTTTAAAAAATTCATATTATAAACGTAATCCTGCTCCCGGAGTTGGAATTTCTAATCCGGTGGTTGCTCTAGTATAACTGGATACAATTTCGTTTCTAGCTTTTGTGATAAACAAGAATTTATCCATAGTAAGAGTTAGTTTTGCATCATCGGGAACACTTAGTACCCAAGGAACAGGAGCAACTGCGGGTTGGCTCATTCCGGGAGCCTGAACCAGGGTAATCATAAGTGGTTTCGTAAAAGTAACCTTCTTATCATCAATTTCTGTTATCCTGCCACAAATTTCTTCACCATTTATTAATTTGGCTGAAAAAATATCATTTTTCTTCAATACATTCTCTAATAACATTAAATGTCTCCCTTTTTTCTATTTTCACTTAACCAAACACTAAATCCACCAGGATATCTACTTGATAGTTTATCCACATTACCTTCAATAACTTCCATTGGATCTATATTTAATGCGTTGCAAGTATTAATCCAATACCAGATTACATCACCCAATTCTTTAATTAAATGTTCTCGATTTTCATCATTGAGTGGCTTGCCATGAAATAAAATTTTCTTAACTAATCCAGCAGCTTCGCCAGCTTCATCGGCCATACCAATTGCACCAGTTAACAATCTGGGTATGTTAACCCCTGTATCACGAAGTTCATGCAACCTAGCAATAAACGTATCAAAGTCTTTTGATGCATCGCTGGTAACGCCATCTACAAAACCCATGTATTCATTTAGCGTAATATTATTTTTCATTATTATCTCCAAGCAATTTATTTACTTGATGATACGTTATAAGTATTGAATATTCAATATTTAATTAAAAATATCCTCATATAAGCTTTCAAATGGTTTGGTTTTTAATTCTGGCTCTATAACATGTTTTATTTTTTCCAAATCATCAAACCTATGACCGCCATGATCAAATACATGAATATTAGTGTGATCATGTGTAAATGTTTTGATTGTTTTTTCATAGGGGATTAAATCATCGTCTTTGGCAACAATAATTTTTACTAATGATTTATCATAGTTCTTTTTAGCTAAATCGGCATATTGTTCAAGTGTATCGATATGTTCTTGCATCCATTCAAATTCCTCACCAGTAGAAAAGTTTTTATTCTTGCCTAAAAATTTAACCATAATTTCTTTTGGTGAATAGACCGGATTAATTAAAATTGCAGGAATATCAAATTTAGCACTCAAATACCAACCATAAAACCCACCTAAACTTGTACCAACAATAAGTGCTTTATTATGGCCATCTTCGTATATTTGTCTAATATGTTTTTCAGCTTCTTTTATCGCAAGAACCGGATCATGATTTAAATTGGGAGCATATACTTTTTCATCAGGAAACATTGATTGCAGTTTTTTAGCCTTGGGACTATCTGAACCAGCTGATGCAAACCCATGTAGATATAATATTGCCATGTTAAATCTCCGGATATCCCATAATCATTTTTTCAATTGGTTGTCCCGCAATAAAACGGGTATAATGGTAACCATCATCATTATAATGTATAATTTCCTTACCTGTCAACTGCTTGGCATATTTATTTTCTATCTTTGGTATATCCAACGTGTCAAATAACTTTTCCAAGGGCCCCGATACTTCTGCCCAAAAATTCTTTTCATTTTTCAAATTACGCAAAACATGTATTAATTCGCTTTTACCTTGCGGTTGCCCGTCAGTACCCAAACCAATAAGTTTATTTCCATGCAAATTTTTAAAAATAATCGATGAAATAATATTTTCATCATCATCAAAAACTAATAGCCACATGCCATTATCAGCAAACATGTGACTTTTGCTATCAAAACTTTTAAATCCACCCAATTTAGCATAACTTTTATCTAGTATTTGCCAAACTTCTTCACCAAACTTTGATTTATCGGTATTTTTATCAATTATAACTGTTTTTGTTTCCAATATAATTTCAAAATATCTCATTATAGCTCCAAAATTTTAAATATTTGGCCAGGTGTAAGATTATGTTCGATTTTGGTTCCATCTTCATACGCCCAAAACTCAGAATCCTCATCTTCATTGTCTGGTTTTTGGGGTATTTTCCCAGGTTCAAAATAGTTATCGTTATATACCCTTAACAAATCGTTTTTATTAACACCATAGATACGAACCATATTGGCCAATAATGATCGTAATGCAGCCTTATATTCCACTTTTCCAAAATTTTGAGTAAACAAAGCCAATATACTATTAATTCCTTGCTCTTTATTTTTTTCAAAATTGGCTACTAAATTATAAATATTTTCCTTTAATGATGGATTATTAATAAAAACCGGTGATATTCTGTCAAGTAATTGGAGAATTTTGGGATTTTTAATCTTAATTTTTGTATCACGGTTTTCAATACCACTATTCATTTTATCATAATCTTCTAAATCATCTAAGACCGTATTTAAAATTTTATATAATTTCTTTAAATAATCATGTTGAGTATCCGGAGAATCACTTTGAATTAATGTTAACCCGAATTTTCTAACACTCTGTTCAACTTCTGCAAATCGTTTGTGATAATCTTTACCACCGATTACTCTAAATTCAACGTATCCGTCTTTCAATCTACCAATATTTACTGCAAAATGTTTATTTTTCCATTCAGGATCTCTTTGTAAATAACTTCTGCTATTATCATCAAGCCATTTAGTAAAAAGTTCAACTATATTAGTTGAATTTACTTTTCCTGGGTTTTCACTATAAAATACTACTCGTTTAATAATTTGTTGAATCATTTCAATGTTTGATTTAACATAATCAGAACTTAGTTCGCCATTATCTAATTTATATCTAACTCTTGGCCATGTTTGTCTTAAAAATTGGTCACCAGAAAATACTATCACTTTTAGAGGATCTAAATTTTTATTTTTGTTTTCATCTTTGAAACTTATTCCAACGTGCAACCCAGATGTCGAACTTGTTTCGTATCCTTCTCGTTCTATGTAATCAAATAGTTTTTTGGTGATGTTAAAAAAATTATCACTGCTCATAATGGGGCCAACAAATTCTACTGCGGTAAAATCAGAAAACTTATCACTTTTAACACTGTCATCATATGTTAATCTAAAAGTTGTTTTTGCAGTTTCTTGAGATACGTATCTGTCGCCGCCGGCTATAGTAATACCAAATAATTTTTCTAAATCGGTTTTTATTTTTGTTTGTACCTTTTCAGATCTTTCTGAAAATTTATCATACGGGGCAAGAAATTCGTATTCCGGGCCAAAATTAAATAAACTTAAATCAACAGATTTTAGTTCTTTATTTCCTGAACGAACTGCTTCGTCTAATGCCCGCTCTTCTCGCAAAAAAGAAATATATTTATGTATTATAGTCATATGTTAATTGGTCCGGATGTATTAATTTTACATTATATTTAGTACAACCACGACGAACTTGGTCTGTCATATCATCAACCAAAATTGAGCACCCCAATTCGTGCGACTTTTTGCCCTTCCATTCTAAATAATTAAATGCCGCTGGCGCAAGTTGGTTTATTCTATCTTCTACTTCTGGATCAATTAATTTAAAATTTTGGTTAGCATACCACGAATATTTTTGATATTCCATTCTAAATTCAACAGGTATGCCATGTAATCCTTTGAAAAATCTTTCATCCAATAAATCATTTTCATAGGCAATGTCCTGCCATACTTCATCTAACCAAGACCCGGTCCTAAATGTAATTAGATAAAAGTTTTTAGTTCGATAATTATCCAAAATATATTTCTGAAGTTTCTGAGAATTCAACCCATTACCTATTAATGTGTCATCAATATCAATTCCGATATTCTTATGCGAATTAAGCATACACTATTTTCCAATTCTTATCATCTCTAACATATCTATTGTAGATAGTATAATTTTTTGATAATTTGTCAAACGGTAAAACCGTATTCAATTCGTAGTTTAATACATAATCATTTATTATCAATATCATTAACTCATCCGATCGATCAAGATCTCGTATGTACAATAGTTCCATACAATTATAATATAATTCTTCAAAAGTTAATATTAATGTTTCAGCCATCATTACTGCTCTTGCCACCGAATCATAGCCGTTAAAATAAACTATTTCCCAAGGACTTGGCCATTCTTCTGGTCTATCATAATCTAAACAAAAAGTTTGCATGGGGGCTTGCCACCAAAAATTACTCACACTTTCTAATTGTTTTTCAAACGATTTTTCTTTTAACTCATCACGCAAATCGCGCCAAATCTTAATTCGTTCTACCGGGTTTAGAATAAATGGATTGATCATATATTACCTATTTTAAATGGAATTATTATATTCGTAATTATAATACATAATTACGGTTTCGCTTTCACTATTCGAGGAACGTAATGTGCATACACTGCCACTAACTAATATATTAAATTGGATTCCCATCGCAGACCCTACTTCTGTATATTCTTCGTCAAATATGGCAGTGCCATTAATTTCAGAATTAGTTATAATATTAAATTTGCCCAGTCTTCTTTTGGCTGATACCGGAGGAGTAATATAATTGGGCACCAAAACGTAATTAATTTCTATTGTATTTGCTGCCTGTTGATCAAAAACTATAATAGGAAGGTTTGCTCCCGGTGTTAGAGATAGTTTTCTAAGTTGCTTTTGAACAAAATCCTGCGAATTTAAAACAATATTTGCATCTGATCTAGAATAATTTACCCGTTTAATATTATGTCCACCAATGGGCAATGTGGGTCCAAGTAATGGTTGTTTATTTAATTCATCAACAAATGATCTGCCAAATGTATCACCAATAGATGCATTTAAACTACTACCCGGTTTAAAATTAATTATAGGAGTAGTTGGGGAAACTGCAAGAGCCGTAAAATCTAAACTTCCATTATTTGTTGAATTATTACCAACATTATCAAATCTATTACCAATAGAAGTTACGCCGCCACCAATATATTCAATATCTGTTTTAGCCAAAGCTGACAAATATGCTGGATCAGATATATTAGATTCTATACCTTCCCGTAATATATTTGAAAAATACGAATTTGTAACTTTAATATGCTTTGGTCCTGCAGAGCCATAGGTAATTTGGTTGTTGGGTATTGGTTGATTTTCCTGTTCAGC